GAGCCAGTGACCGTATTTCCCGTCATATTCACCGTAATCTTGCTCTTTATAATCGGGTGGTCTGGGGAGTGCTGTATCATGAGACATTCCCGGAAATAAAGTACGGTTTCACGGAAGAAGTTCGTACCAATATTCGCAAGGAACTGGAGCAGGCACTTCAATACGAAAATACTTCAAATTGGTAACATTATGGCAAAAAAGCATTTATCCGAAGACGAAATCAAACTCATAATCTCAGGTGACAGTTCCAAGCTTCAGGAAGAGTTGCATACACTGACCAAGGAAACCAAGGCTTTGAAAAAGGAAGAGGCCGAACGCCGCAAGGCTATGGTGGAGCTCGAAGCCCAAGGCAAAAAGAACACGAAAGACTATCAGAACCTTGCGAAAGAGTGCAAAGACTATACTGCCAAAATTTCCAAAAACAATGAGAAAATAAGTCTGCTGACCCGTAACTTGAAAGTCAACGATCTCACCATGAGACAGCTCAAGAAAGAAGCTAAGGAGCTTTCCGCTGCTTTGGATGATATGACTGAATCTGCGAATCCGGAAGAATATGCCAAGCTCAATACCCGTCTCAGAGAAGTCCGTGCCCGTATGAGCGAGTTACGCAGCGCAGGTAACAACATGAACAATGAGTTCGGCAACAGCGTGAATTGGATGTCCAAGTTAAAAATGGCAGCCAAGGCTTTCATTGCCGTTAAGGTTGTCGGATGGCTTAAGGATGTCCATAACCAGGCATACGAGACACGCAAGGAATTCGCCAAATACGAGGCGGTCCTTCGGAATACTTTCCAGTCGCAGAAGAAGGCCAATGATGCCATGAAGATGCTTCAGCAATTGGCAGCAGACACCCCATCGTCCTTGCAGGAATGGACTGAAGCATATATCAAGTTGGTTAATCGTGGAGTCAAGCCTACCAGCCAGGAGCTTGTCAACATGGGAGACCTTGCCGCTTCCCAAGGAAAGTCCGTCGATCAGCTCATTGAGGCTATACTTGATGCGATGGCCGGGGAGAACGAACGTCTGAAGGAGTTCGGTATCAAGGCTTCCAAATCCGGGGAGACTACAAAGTTCTCTTTCCGAGGAGTGACTACCGAAGTGCGCAATTCTGAGGATGCCATCAAGGATTATCTTCTTTCTCTCGGTCGTGTCGACGGCATTGCCGGTTCCATGGCCGTGCAGATGCAGGAACTTGAAGGAATCCAGTCCAACCTTGGAGACACAATGGATGCCTTTTTCAATAAAGTGGGGAAAAAGCTGGAGCCGTTCTGGAAATCCATGTTGAAGTATGCCAATGGATTCTTCACTAAACTTGGGGAAATGTTCGCCACTTATACGGAAACTTACGAGAACCATTTCGACAAGATGGTACAGCTTGAGAGCGCATTGCCGGGACTGTTGAACCGATACGAGGAACTGGTTGGCAAGTCCTCACGTTCAGCCGAAGAACAGAAAGAACTGGCCAGCGTCATCGCCCAGATAAAGAATATGGTACCCGGCGCTGTTTCCGCTTTCGATGAGTATGGACGTGCAATTGCCATCTCTGGAGAAAAGGTCGAAGAATTTCTAATAAAACAACGTGCCTTGCTCAAATTTGAAAATCAGAAAGCGATAAAAGAAATCACAAAACAAATAGAAAACTATCGGAAAAAAATAAAGGAGTTACAAGAACTGTACACCCATGGGAGGACCAACATGGTTAGCCAGGGTATGTTTGCTTCTCCCATCATAACGGTAGATAAATCGGATGCAATGAAAAAAGCAACAGCTGAAGAGATTGAGAATTACAGCAACATGCTTTTGGGTGCCGAAGAGAAATTGAAACAACTGAACGGCCAGACTATTGAAGAAACCGTCAAGAACCAGCAGAAGCTTGCAGAAGCACGCCAGAACTTCAACAAGATGGAGAAGGTTCAGTTGCAAGCCTGGATAAAGAATAACAAGGACGCAGCTGGCGAGTATGTGGAAATAGCCCAGGAAATATACAACAAGCGTTTTCCGGCAGAGGACTCTGACGCGACCAGGAAGAAGGCTGAAAAGGCTGCCAAAGAAGCAAAGTCGGCTGCAGAAAAAGAGCAGAAAGCAAAAGTCTCTACGGAGCAGGAAGCCGCCAAGTCTCTTGAAGCATTAAGGGAGGAAGAACTGCAATCCCAACAGAAATGGTATAATGAATCGTTTGCCGCTCTTTCAGCTTTTCTGGCATCAGGAAAAATGAGTAAGGAACAACATGAAATGCTGGTACTCGAACTTGAAAAATCGTATGCGGAAAATAGGCTCATCATAGAACAGTCTTATTATGAGGACGCCATATCCATGGCCATTTCCAATGCAGAAACCAAGGAAAATCTCGTCCGGAAGTCCAATCAACGTGTCATTGATGCGGAGAAGGCGGCGAATGCCAAGCGTGCTTCACTGCAGGAAAAGCTGAATACACTTGTCAAGGACTTCAAATCAGAGTTCAAGGTTACTACAGTTGATGAAGACTATGCCGCGCAACTCAAGGTTCTTGAGGCATCCTACCAGGCGCGTAAGGAAATGGCTGAGAAAAACAATCTTGATACGACAGAATTGGACAGTGCCTACCTTAGAGCTAAGGAACAACTTGAATCCGAACATCAACAACGCATCCAGTCCATCCGTGACCAGTATGGCTTGTCTACACAGCAGGAACGGTTCAATGCGGAACTGGAACAGCTCAGGCTCGCACGTGAACAGCAATTTCTGACTGAAGAACAATATGAGCAAGCCGTCCAGAACCTCAAACGGGACAGTTATAAAAAGCAGTTTGACTATTATTCCAGTCTGTTTTCCGAGGCCATTCAAGCATTGCAGCAAGCGGAAATGGACCAGGTCGATGCAAAATATGATGCGGAAATTGAGGCAGCCCAAGGTAATACGGAAGAAGTGGAACGTCTGGAAAACGAAAAGGCCCAGAGAAAGCTTGATATACAGAAAAAATATGCGGACGTGAATTTTGCAATCAAGGCATCACAAATCATCGCAGATACAGCTGTATCAATCATGAAAGCATATGCTGATTTGGGACCGATTGCGGGTTCCATCGCAGCAGCCCTTATGGGTGTGACCGGAGCCGCACAATTGGCCAGTGCCAAAGCTGAACGGGATAAAATCAAAAATATGACTCTTTCCGGCAGTAATTCCAGCAGTTCCGGTACCGGTGCGCGTATTGCCACCGGCCGTCAGTCCGGAGGCAAGATTGATGTCCGGCGTGCCCAGGATGGGAAACTCTTTCCTGATGCGGATTATGACCCGGATGCACGGGGATTCATAGACCGTCCTACTGTCATTGTAGGTGAAGGCCCTTTCGGGCAATCCAAAGAATGGGTGGCCAGCAATGCTGCAGTAAGCAATCCCACTGTTGCACCAATCCTGGATATACTGGATAAGTCCCAGCAGGCCGGTACCATCCGTACGCTTGACCTTAACCAGGCAATCCGCGCACGAATGGCCGGGTATTCATCCGGCGGGTCCATAGATACCCCGAAGGCTACGGCTCCGGTACCACCAAACGCACCAGGGAACTCACTGCCCCCAAGACTGATGGAACGCCTGGCCAATGCAATCATCCGCATTGATGAAGAGGGTATCCCTGCATCCGTCACTCTCTCAGAACTTGAACGCAAGCAGGAATTGCGGAACCGTTCGCGTAACATAGCAAAAAAATAGTATCATATTATGAAAATAGTACATATCCCCACCGGCGAGGCCTACCAGCTTTCTCCCGACACATGCCTTGAAGTGGAACGGACGAATCTCTTCTTCAATGAGTACGGTGAGCAGACACTGCCGGTCACATTACCGGACACACCTCTGAACCGTCGTCTGACGGGGAATCCCGAACAGCTGGCGAACCTTGAGCGTCCGTCTACCGATATCGAATGTACCATTACCGACGGGGAATACTTCTGCACCTGCCGCCAGGCCGTATTGGGAGCCCGTCGGAACGAAGGTATCACAACCACCTTCTACATGAATGAGGGAAGTTTCCTGAGCCGCCTCCAGCGTACCCCTTTAACTGATGTGTTCGGTTCGGAAACAGTCCCCGGAGTACAGACTGTCGAGCAGGGTATTGCCTGGTGCTGGAGCTTGCGGACAAACACGGACCCGAACTTTTCCATTTTCCCCGCTATCGTGGAGATGGACGGTGAACGACGGGTACTCAATGCGATGGCAGAAATGGAGGCTGACGGTACGCCATTGAACAATGGGCGTACCGTGACCGGACTGTACAATGCCTGGTCACGTACAGAGCAGGTGGACGGGCGCACCATCAGTCTTACCCCCGGATACTACATCACTCCCTTTATCCGATGCACATACGTTTTACGCCGTGTTTTTGCATATTTCGGATATGAACTGCTGGAGGGTTTCTTTGATAAGACTCCCCCATTCAACGGGATGGTATTCATCAACACCACCATGGACACTCTGGTCAACGGGGATATTCTTCTGGCGCACCTGGTGCCCGACTGCCTCTGTTCGGACCTTATAGACCTTTTCCGCAAGAAGTTCTGTTGTGAGTTTATACCCGATGAAGCCGCGCGGACCGTAGCTGTCCGTTTCTTCAATGAATTGCTGGATGAAAAGCCGCAGGTTGACCTTACATTCTTTATGGACGGACACCCGTCTGTCGAGTATGCCACAAGACGCCAACTGAAGCTCTCTTCAGCCACTTCACTGACCGACTGTAACTCTTTCGACAGTCTGAAGGAATTGAAGGAAAAGTATCCCACCGCCTATTGTAATGCGAGTAACGGCTGTTACTATCGGGATGGACATGCCGTGGGAGATTATTCCGAACTGTTGAGCGAGGGGAATATCCCTTATTTTGCAGATGACGGACTGGAAGAATATGAGGTTACTGTACCTGATTGCCAGCCTTGTCCTGCCACGGCAACCTTCCATACCGAATACGGCACTGACCGTAATGGCAATGCCTATACAGCCTTTACCCTGGAAAGGAGTGCTCTGTATGCCGGAGAAGCAAGGGCACTCAACAGTACCATCGTCATCAGTAACGGTTCCATTGAAGAGGAGGAAAGCGGAGAAGGCGCTACCGAAGGGAACAAGACTGACCGGCACGACCAGAAGCCGGTACTGGCATTCGTGCAGCCCGGTGCGGGACCAATGAAAGACGTGTCTGTCGGCACTGTCACCGTGAAGGATTCCTATTCTTTATTGTACAATGCACCCGGTGGAATATACGAAGTTTTTTGGCGGCAGTTCGACCTGCTGCTCCGTCATTCGTTGAATAACGTAAGTGCCCAGTTCCTTCTGCCCTCTACCCTGAAGAGTACGCTCCGTGTACATAGCCCCGTACTGTTTGAAGGAGTGAAGTGCTTCCCAAACAAGGTCGGTTTTACTCTTGGAGGTGGGAACCGTCCTGCTGAATGCACCCTTCTTACTACCAATCTTCAACGTCCGGCTTGCCTGCCGCCAATAATAGATATGGATCGTCCGGAATATTATTGGGAACAGATTGGGACTTCCAGTCCGGTGGATGAGGAGCATTGGAAAGCCGCCGGTTTCACTCCACAGACAACCGTGAAATGTCCCAGCATTTTTCCTCCGGCACCAACGGCCTCACAAGTGGTGCAAGGAGGTACATGGTACGAGCGTGAAGTTTGGTACAGTTACTACCGTTCGGGGCGTGTGGACGGAACCGGCGGCCAATGGTTTTACCGGCATGCGTTCTTTGCCCTGAAGCCATGCAGGTAAGGAAAGCTGGTTGTCCTTTCATCCGGTCATGTGTGGCATAAATTTGCGTATAAAATCAAAAATAGAAATCAAGCATGTCTATCCAGCAACAACCAGATGTTCTTTCGCTCTCGATGAACTTAAAACCGATCATCGTACAGTCTACAGCTGAGACCGTAACCTTCACTCTGAAGAAAAACGGTGAAGTGCTACTTTCACAAAGCTACCAGACGGATAAGAACGGCCAAGTGCAGATAGATCTACGCCAGATGGTGCATGAATCACTGCAAACTATTGTTTCAGATGTTGGCATTGTTTATACACAGGCAGATCTTGTTGCCGATTTTTCTGCTCTAATTGACATGGACACCGTCAATTTCCGGGTAGTGCGTGGTGGAGTGGATCGCCTGGCAGACTCAGCCACAAATTTTCTGACACAGAATTTTCTTACCTGGCAACCGAATGTTAAACCGGTTACGTATTATTCTCCGGAGTTCCTAACCTACTATGCTGTGGTTGCCGGTACAGTCAAACTTCGCGCTTACTTTACGGACGAGTCTGGAACTGTTAAATCTCAGACAGATTATACTGTTACAGAGTTGATGTCAGGTATAGCTTATACAATGCCTTTACAATACTCTGTCGTTGCGGGATGGCTGGGGCATAAATTACCTGCATATTATGATGTATGGGTCGAGAATACCTCCGGCCAGCGTCTTACATATATACAGCGTTACTATGCTGAGGATATGCGCTCCGAGCAGGAACAGTGGATATTATTTGAAAACTCTTTGGGAGGTGTCGATACATTCCGGGCATATGGTAACACTGTATTCAATGGCGAACACACGCATAATATTGCTGAAATTGACGAATTTTTTTCAGAATACCGTGTAGACACGGAGAGGAAGTTTCAAAAAAATACTGGTTACCTGAATGGAGATGAACGCAAATGGCTGCTTGATTTCTTCCCGTCAAATGGCAAGTATCTGTACGCCGGTAATTATTTGCGCCGGATAGTCGTAACAGACAGCAATGTCAGCTATACAGACCGCGAACTTCCAAGCAATTATACGTTCACATTCAAGTATGCCGACGCTCGTCCATTACTAAATCTTCCCCGAACCGATGTCCCTACAGACGTTCTCAACATTACCGTACCTGAAGTCGGTTCTTTTACAGTGCCCCCTCGGCTTGCTGAATTTCCCCGCTTACCACTTTCCGAGGGGGCCTTATTTCCCATACAAAATCCATATTCAGAGGAATGGTCAACTACTAATGTAGCTGCAATTGGGTATTACCTCGCAGACTTTTTTTCTCGCATATTTGGTTCTGGCGGTGGTGTCGGTCATAAACATCGTAACTATGATTTGCTTGAATTGCTTTCATATATTGAAGATTATCTGCTGGTAAATGGTCAAAAGATAAAGGCTGGCTATGCGGATAAAGCTGGTTCTGTTGAGGGAATGGAGGATATTTTTCTTCACAAAAACAAGGCTGATGGTACTCCTTTTCCGATTACCTTCGGAGATTGTGCCAAGTTCGGCGAATTCCTCACCGGCATTTCCGGAGGGTGTATCGATAAGAATGGCATCCTTGAAATGGAAGAGGGCATTTTCCGCAAGCGTGTGTTTTTTCCGGAAGCAGCCTATAACCGTGTGACCTATTTTAAAGGCAGGATGTGCGCCTCTCCCGGAGGCGGATGTACGGTCAAGGAGTGGAGCGACAACGGTGACGGCAGCTATACCATAACTCCAGACTTGACGGATGCCGACGGGCTGAGCCAGTTTGTGGATGATATACTTACTACTTACTTCGTCACCAAGAACGCCGAAGGCAAGCTGCAGGGGTTCGAGGAGATGAAGTTCCGGGTGACTTCTGCCGACTATACAGCCAAGACATTCGTCATGACGCCGAAGCCAGGTACTGACTGGAAGCCGGGGGATGCGATGGTACTTGCCCAGACGGGTAACTTCACGGATGAGGATAGACAGACGTACATTCTTATCGATACGGTTAACGGCAACAACTGCATTACTTTCTTCGACCACGCCAATACCTGGGATGTCGAGCCTGCCCAGGAAGTCTCATGGATTGGCAAAAAGAAAGGCCGTACCGTGCATGGCATTCCTGCAGACAACTATTCGGCTGTTTTTCGCCACGTCATCATGTCCGGCAAGATATTCCAGGTGGATGACATCACCGGCGAGGCTTTCCGGGTGCCATTGTTCAAGGGGACGTGGAAAAAGGGTGAGAAGTATGCCTATTACGATGAGGTGACGCATAACGGCAGTTCATGGATATGTGTAAACGAGAAAGGTTCGACTACAGAACCGGCAGACGGCAATGCTGATTGGTTGAAATACGCGGCAAAGGGAGAAAGCGGCAAGGGTATCAAGTCTACCGATGTGGAATACGCGATATCGGTGTCGAATGTCATTGCCCCGGTGGATGGTTGGCAGACTACCTCCCCTGAATGGGAAGCCGGTAAGTATATTTGGTCTCGGACAAAGATAGTCTATTCTGATGGCGAAGTCAAGTACACACAAGCGGCTTGTATCAGTGGTGGGCAGGGAGCCGACGGCAAGGGCATCAAGTCCATTACCGAAGAATACTACCTATCCTCTTCATCGGCCACCACAACCGGAGGCAAGTGGCAGACTACCTCTCCGGCATGGAAAAACGGATGGTATATCTGGACCCGGACAAGGATAGTCTTTACTGACGATACTTCCACCACAACGAACGCCATCTGTGTGACTGGCAGCAAGGGGGCAGACGGTACAAGCATTACTAATTGCGGTGACTGGCAGACCGGAAAGCATATACCTTACATGGGTATTACCAAGATGGCCGGACGTGTGTTCCTCTGCATCGCTCCTGATGGTACCGACAATCCTCCGATGTGGACTCAGACGACCAATGAGGGAAGACGCATCCTGCAGACCCAGAACGGCGGCAAGTCCTACGGTTATACCATTACCGGAGACCTAAATACCGCTGAATATGAGCTGCTGGTGGAGAACGGCCAGGACGGTAAGGATGGAAAAGGCTATGAGTGGATATTCAAGCATACGACAGAGAACATAACACCTTCCACGCCAGCCACTTCGCAGGTGGATGACTATGTTCCGTCTGGCTGGCACGATGACCCGATTGGAGTTTCCGAATCCCTGCCATACGAGTGGGCTTGCTGCCGGACTAAGAAGGACGGTGTATGGAGCGCGTTTTCACCGGCAGCCATCTGGGCCAAGTGGGGCTTTGACGGCGAGTCGGCCATTGTAGCCGATTTCGACAACGAGATGGAGAGTGTGGCGTTGACATACGAGGGGAAGACCGTTGCGCAGTCCGTGCTCAATACAACCGTCGGCATGTGGTATGGTACGAAGAAACTACAGCTCAAGTCCATCTCATGCGTGACGCCCTCCGGTGTCACGGAGAGCTACAATGTCAATACGGGTGTGATAGCGTTTACCGTGGCTTCCGGCATTTCGATGCCTGCACGCTCAGAGGTCAGGATAACCGTTACGGCTACGGTACAGGATACGGATATAAGCCGTGAGCTGGTGTTCACCATTACGGGGGTGCGTGCCGGCAATCCGGGTAGTGATGCGGTACTTTATAGGCTGGTGCCTTCCGTCTCATCGGTAAGCAAGCGGAAGGACGGCACTTATAGTGTAGCCGGGGTGTCATGTACACGTACCAAGTCGGTCGGTGGCAGTACAGCTGTTACGACGGATGGTGTGCTGAAATACAGTAAGGACGGTGGTTCGGAGGTCGAAATACAGAACGGCACGGCCATTTCCCCGAAGAACTTCACGACGCAGCTGCAGTTCGTGTTCTACGTGGGTGGGCAGGTCGTGGACCGGGAAACTATTCCTATGGTTGTGGACGGTACCGACGGTAATCCTGGAAAACCGGGCGGTGACGGCGAATCAGTCAAGGCTGGCGGTGAGTGGAGAACCGCTAATACTCCATATAAAAAGCTCACCATCTGTACGATGGGGAGTCGCTCCTGGCTCTCCAAGGTTGATACTTCGAATCCACCTCTATGGACTCAGACAACTCATGACGGGAGGCGAATCACTCAGACCCAGAACGGTGGAAAGAGTTACGGCTATATCATTACGGAAGAAGTGAACACCGACGAATGGGAGCAGCTTACCCAGGATGGCGGCATGGTCTATCTCATCAGTACATGCAGCAATATACGGGTGAGCAGTGCCGGGTCGCTTGTTCCTTCGGCTTTCCGGGTGTATGCCAAGCGGACGCTCGGCAGCGCCACATTGACTTATCCGGACGGATATCTGGCAGCGAGAGGTTACAGCAACGGGATATGGAGCGCCATCGCAGGGCCTTCGAGGGCTTCCGAGATTACGGTCAACGCTTCGGCTGGGTATTCAACTTTCTCTGTCCGCTGTTACCAGAGCCAGGCTGACGCTTCGGCATGGAATGACAGTTTCATTGCGGAGATGTCCGTGGGTGTAAGTTATGACGGTTCAAGCGGACGGGATGCCAGTGAGCCGCGTCCGAGAGGTTTTTTCGCCAAGGGCAACACGTATGTGTGGAATGAAGATTACCATGACATCGTACTGGCCACATTCAACAATCGCACCATTCCGTTCAGGGTACGGGCATACGGTACTTCTGTCACTGTCGCACCTACCTCGATAGACGGTGATGCTAATTGGGAGGCGGCACAGCAGTTTATGTTTGTGGCTATGGATATGGCTTTAGTGAGAAAGATACGTGCCGATGAAATCCTTGTGGATGATTTGGTGGTGCAGAACGTATTGGCAAGGGATAGCGATGGGAATCCGACAATCGAAATCAATGGAGATGAAAAGAGGTTCACCATAGGCGGCATTGAAATAAATTCCGACGGGTTAGGGTCTAAGATGGCTGATTCCGGAAGGCTTGATTTGAACGGGAGCTTTATGCGGCTCGGTTTGGACGGGCTAAGAGTAAGGCATTCCCAATATTCGAATCTGGATAACATTATCAGATATGTATATAGTATCGCGACATTGATAGATGGCTGTCTCAAACTGGAATCCAAAGGGGCAGTCTATTCACCCAAAGAGGTATTCTATGCCGTATCAGGTAATTTCGGTTTGAAAATAAACAGTTCCGGGATATATAGAACTTCGGACGGAGGCACAACATGGGTTCAATTATAATTTTAAATATCAGTGTTATGAAAGTTTTTTATGAAAGCAAGTTAGCGAAATGGCTGCTGTGGCAGGGTTACAACACCATCAC